TGTGGATTTTGCTTTTAGCCTTAATAAGAAAGCTGACTTCTCTTGCATCGTGGTTCTGGGTGTGGATACGTCCAACAATTATTTCGTTCTTGACATTGATCGTTTCAAAACTAACAAGATCTCGGAATACTTCGAAAGACTCCTCAGACTCCACCACAAGTGGGGCTTCCGTAAAATCAGAGCCGAAGTAACAGCAGCTCAAGAAGTCATTGTCAAAGATCTTAAAGAAAACTACATTCGAGTACACGGGCTAGGCCTCTCCATCGACGAGCATCGTCCGATGAAGAACAAAGAAGAGTGGATGGGAAATGTCCTTCAACCCCGGTATCAGAACAGGCAAATGTGGCATTACTCTGGTGGCAATTGCTCATTGCTCGAAGAAGAATTGGTTCAACAACGCCCTGCACACGATGATATCAAAGATGCCCTTTCATCTTGTGTGGAGATTGCTCAACCCCCCTCCTTCAGAGCGCTTGTCGAAAAGAACAAAATGATAGCCAAGCGTTCACATGAAATGGCTCATCCTAGATTTGGTGGAATTGTCTAATGAGTGGAACTACTCTAGATCTCGAAACATATTTAACGACAGACGACTTGGCCTGTCGTATTTCCGATCAATGGATCACCTGGAATAATCAGCGTCAGATCTGGATGAAGGACAAAGAGGAGATTCAGAGGTATGTATTCGCTACTGATACTACTAAAACTTCTAATTCGATGCTTCCGTGGTCTAACAAGACTACTATCCCTAAGCTCTGTCAAATAAGAGACAATCTTTTCGCCAACTACATGGCTACGATGTTTCCTAAGAATAAGAACATCGTTTGGGAAGGAAGTAGCAAAATAGACGAGTCTAAAAGTAAAGCTATTGAAGCATATATGACTTGGGTCGTTGATCGTCCCGAGTTCTACGCAGAGATGTCAAAACTAGTATTGGATTATATAGATTATGGAAACTGCTTCGCTATCCCAGAATGGTTCGACAAACGAGATAGACGACCTGACGCAGAAGCTGTCGCAACATATGTTGGACCAAGAATCAGACGAATTAATCCAATGGATATCGTCTTTGACCCCACAGCAATTACGTTTGCTGAGGCACCCAAGATTATCAGAAGTATTATATCAGTTGGAGAAGTCAAAGAGCTTCTCGAACGAGTCACTAATAGAAACCGAAAAGAAACTCAAGAACTATATGACTACCTCATGGATATCCGCAAAAATGCCAAGGCATATCCTGGAGAAACTATTACCAAAGATGTCATCTACGACATTGCCGGTTTCACATCCTACAGAAACTACCTCGAATCAAACAACGTAGAGATTCTCACTTTCTATGGTGACATTTACAATCAAGAGAAGGACACGTTTGAAAGGAATCAAATTGTCAAAGTCATTGACCGACATAAGGTGCTTTCTCAAGAAGCCAATCCCTCTTTCTTTGGTACAGCCCCCATCTATCACGTGGGTTGGCGTATTAGGCCTGATAATCTATGGGCTATGGGTCCTCTCGATAATTTGGTTGGCCTCCAGTATCGGATAGATCACATTGAGAATATGAAGGCAGATTGTTGGGATCTAACTAGATATCCTGTCTTCAAAGTAAAAGGCTACGTACAAGATTTTGATTGGTCCCCCGGTGAAAAGATCTTTATAGGCGATGATGGCGATGTCGAACTCCTTGCACCAGATCCCGGAGTCCTCCAAGCTAACACGGAAATTGCTGTCCTTGAGCAGAAAATGGAAGAGATGGCGGGCTCACCAAAAGAGGCCATGGGTTTCCGTACACCTGGTGAGAAAACCAAATACGAAGTACAGAGGCTCGAGAATGCGGCTAGTCGCATCTTCCAGAACAAGACTTCACAGTACGAACGTAACTTTGCTGAACCTATCTACAATGGTATGCTTGAACTAGCACGTAGATACATGGATGACAGCGTCATTCGTATCTTTGATAGTGAGTTTAAAGTAGCCGACTTCAGAACACTTACTCCTGAAGACATTACGGGCAACGGAAGAATCAAACCGATGGCCGCTCGGCACTTTGCAGAGCAGTCTCAATTGGTCCAGGATCTTAACGCATTCTTTAGTTCTGCTGTTGGTCAGGATCCATTGGTCCTAGTCCATTTTAGCGGACAGAAGATAGCTCGTATGTTTGAGCGTCTCTTGGATATCGAAGAGCAAGAGATTGTGAGTCCGTACATCCGTATCTCTGAACAGTCTGAGATGCAGATGATGAGTCAAGTAGCAAATGAGCAGTCGCAGATGGCGGCAACAACTCCGAGTGGTATGGGTAATGACTACGACATCAACTCTGCAAATACAATGGTACAAGGACCTGGACTCGAAGGATCCGGCGGCCAAGAAGGACCGCCTCCTACAAGTTGAAAACTGGTGTAGAGATCCAACTACCTTACTATTTTTAAATATCATACTACAGGATCTAAATATTACAGATACTGAACCAGATGATCCTAATTGGGTAATTAAACAAGCGTACACAAATGGACAAAGACGTTTAGCTCGTAAGATAAAAGGACTAGTATCAGCATAACGACGAAGGAGTTACTTTATGACACTGTTTGACGGTAAAGACCAGTCTGTAGAGCCTACACTTGACACTGTTAAGGCCAAGTTTACTAAAGAGGATGGTACCATCGATGTTGATGGACTCTTGAATAAAGCTCTACATGCAGACAAGCACATCCCCACGATTGAAGGGGAGAATGCTAATCTCCGCAAGGAAGTAGATAGTCGACTCAACTACCAAGATCTTCTCGACCGGCTTGAAAGCCATCGAGTGCAATCGGCAAGTAGCTCTAATCCAGACCCGGATACGAACGAACGAGATGAAGGCACTACAATCACCGAGGATCGCATCAGCGCAATGCTTGATGAGAAACTCACACGTAAACAGCAAGAAGCTCTCCAAGCTTCGAATGTACAGTACGCAAAGCGTGAATTGGCCAATGCTCTTGGAACCGATTGGGTCCAGAAGCTAGCAAAGATGGCTCCAGACTTGGATATGACACAGCAGGAGATTGAATACCTGGCTGCCACCAAGCCCAAAGCTCTCTTGCGAATGGTCATCCCCCAGGCTCAGGGAACACAAGGATCTTCGGATTCTTTCACACCTCCAGCCTCCCGCATGAACACTAACGCTATGTCTACTTCTACTGAGAAGAACAACAGTTACTACCAGGATAAACTGCGTAAGAATCCTAAACTCGCAGGTGATTCCCGGTTCGTAGCTGAGCAAATGGCAAATGCCAAAAAGCTAGGAGAAGCCTTCTTCAATTGAAATCTACGGATTTCATAACTAAGGAAGGTATAATCAAATGGCTGGTTTTATGACCACCAATACCGACCATCTTATCCGTTCGAATCTTTGGAGTTCGAACCTCAAGGAAATCTTTGAGGCAGAGCTCTACGCGAACCAGTGGATGAACTGGATCACGGACTTCCCCGATGGCGATACGCTCAATATTCCGAGTGTCGGCCAGATGGAAGCTCAAGACTTCGCTGAGGGTGAGGCGGTTAGGTACACTGCGATGGATACTGGTAACTTTACCTTTACCATCGATAAGTATCTGGCGTCTGCTACGTATGTCACGCAGAAGATGCGTCAGGATAGCTATGTGATGGCTCAGGTCGAACGTCTGTTCGTCCCGTATCAGGATCTCGCTATTAAGCGCATTATTGAAGCTGACATTCTGGCTCTCGCGCCTAATGCTCAGACTGCAGCCAACTCGAATACGATTAACGGTGCAAAGCATCGTATTGTTGGTTCGGGATTGAATGAGAGAATCTCTCTGGAGGATTTCCAGAAGATGAAGTACGCCCTTCAGTTGGCGAACGTACCTCTTACTTCAATGATTGCAGTTGTCCACCCGTCGGTTGAGTACGAACTTACTACTCTGCCGAACTTTGTCAACATGTCCAACAACATCCATTGGGAAGGTGTAGTTGCTACTGGTCTAACGACTGGTATGCGCTTCATCAAGAACATTTTTGGGTGGGATGTGTACGTGTCGCAGTATATCAAGACTAACACTGCTTCCGAGGCTATTGATGGTGTTACCGCCGCCGCTGGTGTTAACAACGTCTTTTTCTCGGCCGGTACTAGTCCCTTTATTGGCTCGATTCGTCAGTCACCGATGGTGCAGAGCGAGTTCAATAAGGATCTGCAACGCGAGGAGTACGTCACTACCTGTCGTTACGGCATGAAACTGTTCAGGCCGGAAGCTGTGGGTGTTGTCGTAACCGACACTGACCAGGTCTACGCATAAGAGCAATAGGAAAGGAGAAAACTCATGACTATTGCAAATAGTGTGACTGGCGCCTGGGTCAACAGTGACGGTCTGCGTGTTAAGTTTCCTTCGGAGTTGGTGAAGAAGAGTACGGGCGGTGAATACAACGCTCTTACTTCTCAGCATATCACTGAGTTCGATATTGACTGGACGCAGGCTGCTCTCGGGACTTCCGCGACAGTTGTCTACATTCTTGACTATGAGGTCGTATTGCCTAATACGGCCGTCGTAGAAAAGATTGAGTTTATTACTGGTACGGCTTGGGCAACTGACACGTCGATTTCGATCGGTACTGTCAGGCGCTCTGACTTTACCACGATCATCGATGCCGATGGTCTCGTGGATGCCTTGATTCTGGCCGAAAGAAATCTTGCTGGTGAGACGACTGTCATCCTCCCGGGTGGCACGTACTCCGGTGTGCTCTTGGGTGCTCAGCCTCTTGACGCTACGTATGATAGCCTTGTGTCGATCTGTTTCGAGTCGGGCTCTGCTCCGACCGCCGGAACCGGTCAGCTCAAGATCTATTGGACCAATGGTGTTGTCACCACGAATGCTGGTGTTTAATTAATGGGATTGGGTGGGTGACCGGAGGGGTTGCCCACCCTTTTCAACTAGGAGGAAAATCCCATGGCTACTAGAAGTAAAACAGTCGAGTTTGGCGGACTCGACATCATCTGCAACTCGATTGCAGTTGGTGCTACTAAGCCGGGCCAAGCAGGTACTGTACTTGCTGGTTCTGAACTAACTGTTCTTGATGGTGTAACTCCAGGTACTGCTGCAGCTTCTAAGGCTCTTGTCCTTAATAGTTCTAGTGGTATTACTACTGGTCTTACTCTTTTAACTGCTGCTACTGTAACCGGCACAACTGCAATTGGTGTAACTGGTACAGGTGCACATATTTCCGTTCGGCGAGAGATTATCGCTGATGGTGCTGCTGTAGTTCTTACCGAGGCTCAGAGTGGCGGACTTGTTTATATGGACAAGACCGATGGTTCTCTGACAACGTTGCCTGAGATTACTGCTACTAACATTGGTATGACCTTTGATTTTGCATGGCCGGTATCGTATGTTTCCGGTACGCAGAAGATCATCACTGGTGTCGCCGGTGATCTGATCGTCGGTACTATTTTGAAGTTTGATACAGATACTTTGACTGATCCTCTTTCTGTTGAGTCATACAACGGTACTAACCATATTGCTGTTGTTATTGACAACGTAACAGATGGTGGTTTGCTTGGATCTCATCTTAAGCTTACCGCTATTTCAGCCACTCAGTGGTTGATTGAAGGTATTCTACACCATAGTGGTAGCGTATCTGCTACGGTTTCTACTTCTTAATCTAGGGACGATCAATGGCCAAGTTAACACTTGACGACTTAGCAAATCTCGAAAATGAGGTTAGTGCAGTCGCGACTATAGCGAGTAATAATGCGGCCACTGAGACGGCCTTAGAGAATACATTGTCCAGGGATGGCACATCGCCAAACACGATGGAAGCCACCCTGGACATGAATTCTAATAGGATTATTAATCTACCAGAACCTGTTGCTCTAACAGAACCTCTTAGGTTGTCTGATCTAGTCGATGAACTAGATGTAAACTTTATAGATAATTCTAATATCGTATCTCCTTTTATGGTAACACTATTAGATGATACTACCGCAGCAATCGCTAGAGATACATTAGAGATTGTCTCATCTATCTTTCCAACTTCAAGGGCTCTTACTGCTAGCGGAGCACTACTAACTACAGATACTCGTGGATATGTGACACTAGGCGGTTCTGCAATGGCAACTCTATCATTGCCTGCAGTAGCTACAGCTGGTGCTAAATACTGGGTATTTCTTAAGAATGTAGGGACTAGACGCTGGGGAATAGATCCAAATGGTTCCGAATCTATCGATGGAGCCAGTGATACATTATTTCTATACCCAAGACAAGGTTGTATTCTAGTCTGTGACGGAAGCAGCTGGCGTACGATAGGTAAACCTCTTCGCTGGCAACTTGTAGATAATCCTACTACAATCTATGTTTCAACTACTGGTGATGATGCTAATGATGGACTAGCTGTTGGTTCACCTATTACCCTTACTACAGCTCAATCTAGAGTAAGAACGCTACTAGATCAGAATGGCTGTAGTGTCACTGTCCAGTTAGCTGATGGTACATACGCTCAAACATTCTCTCAGATGGCAGGTCACTGGACAGGTCATCATAATTTAGAGTTTCATGGTAACTCAGGTAATCAGAATGCTGTTGTTATTGCAGCTCCTAACTCAGGAGACTTTGCTGCATATGTAAGTGACTACGCTCGTGTAATCTTTAGATATATGAGATTTGAAGGTCATGCCTCTGCTAACTCTATTGTTGTTGAACAACACGGCACAGTTGGTGTAGATACTGTTACTTTCGCTGGGTGCAACACTGCTATCAGAGCATCTATTGGTGGTAACTTTAAGACTAATGGAGTCATCACTCTTGAAGGTACTCACACTATCACATTTCAAGCCACTACTGGTGGGATGATAGAACTGGGTTCAAGTGCTCACGTAGTCAGCGCAGCAAGTGGCGGATATATTTGTAGTTATTGTGCATCAGCTAATGATGCAATGATTCTTGTCGATCCCGGTACTACAATTAGTGGAGCTGGTTTTGCAGGAGCTACTGGTCAGAAGTATTTAGTCTCTAATGGAGGTATTATAGACTCCGGTGGTAATAGTGTTGATTTCTTCCCAGGAAATAGTGCTGGTACAATAGATCGTACTTCATATTATGTTGGTACTGGTATCGGCGGCACAGTTACACAAGCAACAAGTAAATCTACTGCTGTCACTCTTCATAAGATGAGTGGTGCTATTACGATGAACAACGCCGCATTAGCTTCTGGTGCGGAGGTTAATTTTACAGTTACTAATTCTCATGTTGTTACAGGAGATGTGATAGTAATCCAGCATTCTTCAGCCGGAACAGCTGGGGCATATATGGTTCAAAGTACTGCCATCGGTACTGGAACTTTCGGTGTTACTATAACCAATCTATCAGCAGGTAGTTTGAGTGAGGCAATTGTCTTGAGCTTCGTGGTTATAAAAGGAGTTCACGCCTAATGCCTATTGTAATTACAGATACTGTGATAGGAACAGGAACTGCTAGTGCAGGTGCTGTGACTATTAATAAGATATATGGTCGTGTTATTACAGAATCTTATACAACACTTGCCGGTGGATCTGAAACACTACAAATAAATAATACTTTTGCTTCAGTAGGAGATGTGGTTCTTACTAATGTATATGGAGCACCCGGCGCAGGATCTCCAGTAATTTCTTCGGTATCTTGTATCGGAGGAGCAATCATACTTATAATCCATAATGTACATCTATCTGCTGCTTTTAGTGGTACATATGTTGTCAACTACGTCATCTTTAAGGCTTAAATAAATGACTAAGATCACCCTCACAGAAGTTGGTAATCTCCGTAATGAAACTACGGGTGTTGAAGCTATTAATGATAACTTCGATACGCTAGTTGATGCTATTGAGAACACACTCAGTAGAGATGGGACTTCTCCAAATACCATGGAAGCAAGTCTGGATATGAATAGTAATCGTATCCTAAATCTTCCAGAAGCTGTTGCAGATACTGAACCTATTCGCAAGGGTGACTTTGACGATGCTATAGAAGATATTCAAGCAGGAACTCTTGTTCTTCCTCTGGCTATTGCAAGTGGAGGCACGGGAGGTGCAACAGCAGCAGCCGCTAGAACCAATTTAGGCGTCACGGCTACAGGAGCTGATACTACTTATAACTTCAGAGCAAATAACTTATCCGACATTGCTTCAGCGTCTACAGCTAGAACCAATCTAGGTCTTACTGCTCTTGCTACTACTACTCCAGGAACAAATGTAGCAACTTTTCTTACCACACCCTCTTCATCTAATCTAGCCGCCGCTCTTACCGATGAGACAGGAACGGGTGCTGCTGTTTTTGCTAACACTCCTACTCTAGTTACTCCTGTCTTAGGTGCAGCAACAGGTACTAGTGTTGTTTTAACTAATGCTGGTAATACTGCACGCTTTGTTAATTCTACTGATAATGCTTCTGTTCAAGTTGCTCGTTTCGAAGGTGATAGAGCAACGATGGCTGACAATGACGTAGCTTATAACTCATATATGCTTTCTAATGATCTCGGTACTCAAAGCGAATTTGCTCGGCACTCATGGGTTGCTATCGATGTAAACGATGGTACATCTATCGACGGTAGACAGACATGGAGTGTTGCAGTTGCTGGAGTATTAACTGAAGTATTGCAGTTAAGAGGAAGTCTCAATCTAGTACCAGCATCTTCAGGTTTACTATCTCTCGGTACAGGTTCTCTACCTTTCTCTAGTATTGATCTCAGTAGCGGGAGCTTTATTCGCTTTAATAACACGGATATTCTTACACATTCAGCAGGTATTCTTACACTAAATCCAGGTGATCTTAGAGTAACTACAGCAGGTACTAATACTGCTAGTGTTGTTACTGTTGGAGGTACGCAGACACTTACTAATAAGACTCTTACTTCTCCAACAATCGGTACTTCACCGACTGCAGCTGGAGCTACCTGGACTAATTTAGGTACCGTAACAACAGCTGATATCAATGGAGGTACTCTTGATGGTACTATCATAGGTGGTGCAAGTGCTGCAGCCGGAACTTTCACTACACTAACTTCTACTGGTAATACTACTCTTGGTGATGCCGGTGCAGATACCATTATCATGAATGCTAAGAGTATAACTAAACCCAATTCTTGTATTGTTAATGCTTTCAATGGTACTACTATAACTAACGTTACAGGTGATGGAACGTCTTATCAATTATTGTTTGGTACTGAATCATTAGATAGAGGTAGCGATTTTTCTTCTCCAACTTTTACATCTCCAGTAACAGGTGTATATCATATATCACTTAATCTAGTTCTTTTGCAAGTAGATGCACTACATACCGCACTTTCAGTAACCATGGTATGTACAGGAAAAACTTATACACTATTCTCAGCGAATGCCGGAGCTCTCCAGGTTTCGGGAGTAGTCGCAATAACATGTGGATTAGGTGCCGTGTCTTTGGCAAGTAGTGATACGGTTACATTTTCAATAGTTGTTAGCGGTGGTGCTGCTGGTAAGGTAGTGGATTATTATGGTGCCGCTGATGGTACAGGTAGTAACTGCATGTTCAGATTAGTAGGATAAATTATAATGTCTAGTGGGCAACTAGAAGACGTAGTCACTAACACTAAGTATGGTGCTTCACCTGCTTGGATGGTTAGAGCTGCAGGTGAATTAGGTCAACGTGAGACCGATCCCTATGGGCGAGTCTCTCAATACTTTGAAAAGTGCGGAGCTACACCAGATCCTAAAGGAACTCCCTGGTGCAGATACTTTGTAGACTACTGCCTCCGTATGGAAGG